ACGTTGCACAAAGGGCTGGTATCGGCATTAACGCAGGAAGAATTAGAGGAATCAATTCTAAAATCCGAGGTGGAGAGGTTCAGCACACGGGCGTTGTACCCTTCCTTAAGAAATTTGAGTCTACTGTCAGATGCTGTACTCAAAACGGGATCAGAGGCGGGTCAGCGACTGTCCATTTCCCGATCTGGCATCAAGAAATCCGTGACATCTTGGTTCTCAAAAATAACAAAGGAACAGAAGACAACCGTGTCAGAAAACTCGACTACAGCATCCAGTTAAGTAAACTATTCTATGAACGTTTTATCGAAGATAAGGAAATCTCGCTTTTTTCCCCTCATGATTGTCCTAACTTGTATGAGAGTTTTGGGACCCCTAATTTTGATAGGTTATACTGCCAGTACGAAGATGATGAATCCATCCCCAGAACCACAGTTGGAGCACAAGAACTTATCCTCGACTTATTAAAGGAGAGAGCAGAGACTGGTCGTATTTACATTATGAATATTGACCATTGCAATGAGCATTCGTCATTCAAAGATAAAATAGAGATGAGTAATCTCTGTCAGGAAATTACTTTACCTACATATCCTATTCAGCATATTGATGATCACTTGGGTGAGATTGCTCTTTGTATTTTAAGTGCAGTTAATGTTGGTAAGATTAGAAGTGATGAAGAATTAGAGGAGTTATGTGATTTATCTGTAAGAGGATTAGAAGAGTTGATAGACTATCAACAATACCCTGTAAAGGCAGCAGAAATTGCTACAAAGGCACGTAGAAGTCTTGGTGTAGGTTTTATAGGTTTAGCACATTATCTTGCTAAACTTGGGTATAAGTATGGAGATCAAGAGGCGTGGGATGCAGTGCATGGATTGTCTGAATCATTCCAATACTATCTAATCAAGTCATCTAATGAGATTGCTAAAGAGAAAGGATGGTGTGAGAACTTTGGACGTACCAAATATAGCGATGGGATACTACCAATTGATACATATAAGAAAGACGTAGACGAAATTAGTAGTCAGAAATTACAACATGACTGGGAATCTCTTAGGGCATCTATCTTGGAACACGGTCTCAGGCACTCAACACTGTCTGCACAAATGCCATCGGAGAGCAGTTCCGTTGTGTGCAATGCCACAAACGGAATCGAACCACCTCGTGGATACTTGTCCGTTAAGAAATCAAAGAAAGGACCCCTTAAGCAGATTGTTCCATCTTATGGGTCTTTAAAGAATAATTATACTTTATTATGGGACATGGAATCTAATGAAGGGTATATTAATATCGTAGCAGTGATGCAGAAGTTCTTTGACCAAGCAATCAGTGGTAACTGGTCATACAATCCAGAAAAATTTGAAGGTGCTGAAGTGCCAACCAGTGTAATGGCACAAGACTTGTTGACAACCTACAAGTATGGATGGAAGACTAGTTACTATCAGAACACTCATGACATGAAGACTGATGAAGTAGGAGATGAGAGTTTAACTCTTGATAATCTACTTGAAGATTTAGAAAATGCTAATGAAGAGGAGTGTGAGTCCTGTGCAATCTGATTTGAAAGGAATGACCGTCTTTAATACTGAAGACGTAAACACTAAGAAGCAACCAATGTTTTTTGGTAAACCTCTTGGTGTTCAAAGATATGATAACTTTAAGTATCCTGCATTTGAGAACTTAACTAAGTCTCAATTGGGATATTTTTGGAGACCAGAAGAAGTATCGTTACAGAAAGATCGTGGAGACTATCAAACACTGCGTCCAGAACAGAAGCACATATATACGAGCAACCTTAAATACCAAATCATGCTTGATAGTGTACAAGGTCGTGCTCCTGGTATGGCTTTCTTACCTTACTGTTCTTTACCTGAGTTAGAATCATGTATGGAAGTATGGTCTTTCATGGAGATGATTCATAGTCGTTCTTATACTTATATTATTAAGAATGTTTATGCAGATCCTTCTGATGTGTTTGATAAGATTCTTAGTGATGATAGAATATTAAGTCGTGCAGCAAGTGTAACTGAGTCATATGATGACTTTATTAATGAAGCACAGCAGTGGGGTCAAGGTAATCTATGGAAACATTTGTCTAATGCTTCAGACTCTGACTTACCTATTTTAGAAATAAGAGAGGTCAAACGTAAACTTTATCGTGCAGTAGCCAATGTTAACATCCTTGAAGGTATTCGCTTTTATGTCTCTTTCGCTTGCAGCTTTGCCTTTGGTGAACTCAAACTTATGGAAGGGTCAGCAAAAATCATCTCCCTTATCGCTAGAGATGAGAACCAACACCTTGCCCTCACCCAGAATATATTAAACAACTGGAGAAAGGGTGATGACCCTGAAATGGTAGAGATAATGAAAGAGGAAGAACAGTGGACATATGATATGTTTGCTAAGTGTGTTGATGAAGAGAAGGCATGGGCAGATTATCTATTTAAAGATGGTTCTATGATAGGACTTAATGATAAATTATTACAACAGTATGTGGAATGGGTTGCTAATCGTAGACTTAGATCTATTGGTTTGAAACCTTTATATGATATTCCTGCTAAGAATAATCCATTGCCTTGGACAGAGCATTGGATTAGTTCTAAGGGACTTCAAGTAGCACCACAAGAGACGGAGGTAGAGTCTTATGTCGTCGGAGGAATCAAACAAGATGTCAAAAAAGATACCTTCTCAGGATTCAAACTCTGATGAAATAGAGTGGGATTATGAGGAGATGAAGAAATCTATATTGAATAGTGCTGATGATTATGATAAATTAGTAGGTGGATGATTAAATGAAAGATGAAATCAGAACCACTGTTCCCTAAGTATCCTGAGTATATGAACGGCAGACTTAAGAAGATAGACATGACTGCAAGACTTGAACACATTAAAGTGGGTCTTGCTAATAAGAGTTGGTATCCTGAATGGGATGCTCGTCAAAGAGGTGCTGCCCAACGCATTCTAAATAATGCATTGGATGTCCTTGACGAGTATGACTATTAAGTATGAGAATCCTTGGAGATATAATAAAAAGGTATTTGAATCTACAGATATTAAAGATTATTACGGGTTTGTATATCGTATCATAAATAATACTAACGGAAGAGAGTACATCGGACGTAAATACTTTTGGCAGTTTAGAACTCCTAAAGGAAAGAAACGAAAAGTAAAGTCTGAATCTGATTGGAAAAAGTATTATGGGTCTTGTCCAGAACTTAAAGAAGAGATTGGGAAGATGGGCAGAGAGAATTTTAGTCGAACTATCTTATCACTACATTATACAAAAGGCAAAACAAACTTCGAAGAGACCAGACAACTCTTTGCATACGGAGTTCTTACAGAGCAACTTGACGACGGAACACCAAAGTACTATAATAGCAACATCCTCTCAAGGTACTTCAGAAAAGATTACTATGGAATTGAAAACGACTGAAGATATCGTTGCTCATAATAGAGAGTGGGCAATTGATAAATTAGAATCAACAGAATTGGTTGGCGATAAGATCGCACTCTATGCAGAGTTTGAAGATTGGATAGAATTGGATGATATTGAAGAACTGGAGATTGTGTCGATGGAAGAATATACTGATGATTCTGAATAATTTAATTATAAATATTACACTTACTTATTGATTGCTATGAAAATCTTTTTAGATACTGCGGAAACTGATATTGTCCGTAAACATTATAAGACTGGACTTATTGATGGTTTAACAACTAATCCAACTCTTATTCGTAAGAGTGGTAGACTACATGAAGATGTATACCAAGAGTTTAAAGAGATTGGTGTTACTGATCTTAGTATGGAAGTGATTGGTAGTAAGGAGAATATGATTTCTGAAGGGAAGAGACTCCATAAGAAGTTTGGTAAACTAGCAACCATTAAAGTTCCATGTACTGTAGATGGTCTTATTGCTTGTAAAGATTTGACTGATAATAACATTAGAGTTAATGTAACTTTAATCTTCTCAGCAGCACAAGCAATTCTTGCAGCAAGAGCAGGTGCAACATATGTGTCACCATTTGTTGGAAGAGTAGAAGATAACTCATTTGATGGAGTAGCATTGATTAAAGAGATTTCTTCTTTATATCAGAAGCAGAATATACAGACTCAAGTTCTTGCTGCTTCTTTAAGAGATGTGCATAGTGTTTCCAGATGTTATGAGGATGGTGCCGATATTGTAACTATGCCACCAGGAGTATTTGAAAAAATGTACAAGCACATTTTAACCGACAAAGGACTTGAGCAATTCGACAAAGATTACGAGGAAAGTATTAGGTAAAGGACAATGATTATTGTAAGATGTAAAGAGTGTAACAAAGAAATAAAGAGTAGTGCACAAACACAAGTATGCGGATGCTCTAATATGTTAACAGTGACTGACGATGCATTTTCAGCAAGAGATATGTCTCATGTTATTGTAGTGAGATCGCATCAAGAAAAGGAGAAAGAAGGTCTAACATCGCAAGACCTTCAATGGCAAGAGGAAAGACGCAAACGTAAAGTACGTAAACTCGATTTTGAGATAAGGTAATGGACAAGCACGACATTCCAATCATAGGAGATTTTTATACTAAAGCAGAAGTAGATGCTATGGTAGCTGCTGCTTTGGAAGAAGCACGTGCAATTGATGAGAAGTCTATGGCAGAGCATAACTTCAAGGCAACTATTATTAGTATGATACTTGGATTTATTTGTCTTGCTCTTTTTTTAGATGGGACATTAAGATTACTTGGCATCATTCCACCCTTTATGGATATTGATATAAGTATAGTTGACAAGATTGCTAACAAGGTAGAGACAGAAATTATGCCTTTGGTCAATCAAGCACAAAAATACATGCCAGGAAGATGAGAACCCAAAGAAA